TGAACCAGATCCGATAGCTGGAACTATATGATATAAATCTAATTTTACATATGCTGGAACAGATGCACGAGCATTATATCCTAACGATCGAGCTAAATCAAAAACATTTCCTCGTTCAGTGGCTTGATCTAATAGCGATTCTTTTAAATTTGTATCTGCATAAAATGATAATACATCGCCAACATATGCTGCCATTTCTATAAATAGCATCCCAGGTGATGACTCATCAAAATCAGTATATGTATTAGGAAAATATTGTTTTGTAAAATCAATTAAGTTTGTACGGAATTGACTAAAATCTTTTCCTAAATATGTTATATCTTTTTTTGTTTCCATAATACCTTTTAATTAGTTTTCATCTTACCCGTTTTTTGGTCATACCACAACGCAAATGTAAATGGTTCATATCCGTCAATATTATATTCGAAACTAATATCTACAATATTATTTAATCCAGGATCAGTATCCTCTGTTTTAATCTTTATATTTTCAATTCCAACATTTGGTAGCCAGCGTTGTACAGCATCTAATATCGTAGTAGTAATTGCATCTTGCATGTAATTTATATCAGCTGGTTCAAACAATATGTTCATTAAATTACTACCAAATTGTGGAAGCATGTATCGTTCTCCCTTTCTGGTAAGTAATAATAATTTTAATTTAGTTTTGATAGCTGCCGGCGTAGTTGTTATATTTTTAAAAATAGCCGATGGGTCTGCAGCAAAATCTGGACCAAATGATATATCATTTACTTTATCAAAATTCGCACGAATATTGACATATGTATATCCCATTATCTACCTTTCTTTGCATTTATTGCAGCCATTAATGCAGAATAATCGCGTGTCATTGCTGACGCAACTTCCGGAGCAACATCATATACTTTACCGGTTTCTGGATCTTCCATTATTGTTGGTGCTGAGTTTGGATTTTTCATATTTTGTCGCATAGAACCAAACCCCTGAGCGTCACCTGATGTAAAATTCATAGTTTCATATTCATCATTCATCAAATCAGAAAAACTACTAGGACTGTTTTCTACTAACATATCTGTTTGATTTAAAACTGATGCCCATTTATTATCAGTAAATTGTACAGTCGGTTTACGTTTAGGTGCTGGTGGTGGGTTTCTATGACCTGGCATATTTGTTGTTTGCTTCGGTTGTTTCATTTCTGTAATCGTAGATTGTAAACCTTCGCGAAGAATTTCAGTTAATTCTTCTTTTATAACTTCACGCACTGCCATTTTAAGTGCTTTTACTAATGTTTTTGTATCCATATGAATCTTATTTGCTTATTTTATATAAATATGAAAATTTTAAATTTATACACCCAATTGCCAAACCGTATCTGAAATTTTATAATACACTATCATTTTTGTTGAATTAACATAATAATCTCCGGTTTTACCTAAATCAGTTGGAGGCATACCGTTAACTAATGGATATTCAGTATTTTTATATACTTGTGCTGGTGCTTCGCGAAGCGATGTTAATAAATCTTGCTGTTGTTCTACTAAACGTTGTATCGCATCAGCACGATCTGATAAATCGTCGTCGGATACATTATATTTCGTATAGAATTCAGTATCAATTAAATCATTATAGTCATCATCTGTTAAGCCTAGTTGTCCATCTGTATCTAATCCATCATTAGCAGCATCCAATACAGATTTTGGTATAGTTACTTTTGATTTCTCATTACATTTAGACGATACCATCGATACCGAATTCTGTAATGGCGGAATAGCAGCTGCTAAACTAGAAGCTAATGATTCGGGAACACTTTTTAATAGTTTAATAGATTCTAATGCATTGACAATTGTAGCATCTTGAATTAGTGTCAATTGTTGTGCTATAAAAACTGGAGCTGTTAATGGATTTAATAATTGTACAGCTGCTAATGTAGTTTTTATAGCTAATGCGGTAGTAGTTAACGCTTTTAATGTTTTTACAATTTTCTGTAAATTCGTAGTTATTTTATTAACAGAGTCTATTTGTTTTTGTATACTTTCTAATTGTTTTTTTATTTCTGTCATCCGTGGATCATTACATCCACAATCGTCAGGCAATTTAATACTATCTTTAACAACTTGTTGTATATCAGAAACTAATTTGTCAATTTGTTTATTTATTTTAGCTAAAATTTTAGATACGCCCATACCTGGTAAATTAGGTATCCTATCTAATGGTGGAACTATTGAACTCATACTTTATTGCTTTGTTTGTTTTTGTAAATAATATTTTGTACTACGTAATTCTTTTAATTTAGATTCTGCACGTTTGATATATTGAGTATCCATAAATCCGCCAACAGCAGTACCACATTTTATAACACTACGCATTTGTCGTATTAGATCTTGTACGATTTGAAATAATACATCTCCGTGTACCATAGGTTCGCTAGCTTGATCATTTCCAAGATGAATTTTCCCAGTTGTATTCAAAATAATACCTTTTGGTGAATCTAAAACAACGATATCGGTTTTTGCTTTTAATATTATACGATCAGCTGAACCTATTAATTGTGATTTTTTATATAATGATTCAGACGGGGTATATTTTTTTAAAGAATTTTTAGTATTATTAGTACCTAATTTAAGATTAGATATTTGTTGTGTAGATGTTAAATATAACGAAGCTTCGTCTGTTTGTATATCTTCTGTTATATATGTATTAGATTCTTTATTAACACGAGAATTCGATAAAATAATAATAGGAGATTCGGATGTATCACCAATCCATGTTGGTTTTGTTGAATATAAATTTGAATCAAATTTTCCTGTACTACCAATACGTATTGAATTTCCCCAACGACCTTCGATTAATGTATCGCCTATGTAAGGTTGTAATGGTGAAATAGATTTTGTAGTAAAATTTGGATCTTGTTCAAATTTTACAGTATTAATTGGAGTTATATTGTGATTAATCGTTGATTGTGTAGAGATAGGATTAAAATAATACCAAGTATAACTACGATTATTAAATGCAGATGTATAATCATATGCTTGGAATATCAATACCGTTTCCCCAATAACTGGTATTTGTTTGATATTAGTATTTATAGGTAATACGTTTTCAATTTTTTTAGTTACATCATTATATCTAATTGTAACTATAATACTATTCATTAAAAATTTATTATCTATATTTGTAGAATCTTTAAGGTTATTAGAATATCCAATAACCTCTGCTACATAAAATTGTACAAATTCGCGATCTATAGAAGTGCGATTAAACATTATTCATGCTCCTTTGTTAACTTTTGTTTAACATCAGCAACACGTTGTTCTAATGCAGAATCTTCGGCTGAAGACATCCTATCAATTTCATCTTCTAATTCAGTTGTCATTGTAGATTCAGCAACCTTTAAAAGATATTGTTTTTCTTCTTCACTTAACGCACCATCTACATTAGCAATAGTTTGTTTAGTAGATATATAACGTTGAACAATAGCCGTTAGTTTGACGAGATGATCATCATTCTTAACGGCTACGTCTAGATATTCTTTTATTAACGGGACTATTACAGTTGCGTCGGAAGCATTTTTAATTAATGGCGATAACTGAGCTATAAGCTGATTTATTTGTCTATCTTTCTTTTTTGAGTTATGATAGACATCGGACATTAAATCGGCGAAGCTTGTTCCTTTAAACAATTCATCATTTTTGTCCATTCGTAAATTCCTTTAATATAAATATCAAAAAGGCAATTTTACGAAGTTTGTTTGTTCATATTCTTTAAATGTATCTTTATAAATTTGTTGTAATACTTTAACTACTTTAGTAACCGTTCCTGTTTGAGATGGATCTAATCCGGTTCTTTCTCGAATTAATATGTATAATCGCTTTTTATTAAAATCTTCAATTAATTCTCGATTTTCAAAAATATGAAGTAGTGAATCAGCAACATGTATATCATTAGGACTACTAAAAATATAGTTTAAGTTGTTATAACAATATTCAACATATGCATCCATAAAATATTTTAATGTTTCTCGCATTTCTTCATTATGCATTTCTGTAATTACATTACGTTGCTCATCAATATCCAATTCTTCAGTATCTGCTTTTAATTTGCGAT